ACCTGGTGGTACGTTGCCATCCGCCGTCTTCGTAGTCACTGATGGGATTGGTGAATACTAGCGTACGACCGCTAAGATTGGTGATACCATCAATGCCGCCGTACTGAGCAATAAATTCAACAACAGGTATGTTGTTGATCTGATCAAACTTTAAATCAGTGATTAAATCAACATTGTTAATACTAGGCAGATTGTAGTAAAAGTTTTGTGCAGTTTTGTAAGGTACGTTGAAAATCACCGTGCCAAGATCTTGACCGTTGTTGTCCACCCCAAACACATCTCTTGAACTGACGTTAGGAGTGGCCGGCAGGAAGCCGCTGACGCCAGGCGCGGCCTGAATCCAAAATCCTGGTCCTGTTCCTGGTACGCTGTCAACAATGGTGAGTTGCCCTTGCATGTTTGCTTCGTTTTCTGCTGCATAGTACAAGGTGTCAGGTGCGTCTTGCGGAACAACAAAAGTTACCAATCCCGAGTTGGATCCATTGCGAGTCACTCCTGAGTTGTAAAGTTCGCCACGACCTGTGGTGGGAGCAGTTTTGATCCAGAATGGAAACACGCCTGTCAAGTTCAAGTTGAATACATAGGTGTTGCCTCGGGCCAGAGTCAGGTCAGGATTTGATTGAGCATCAATTGAATACGCTGAATTTTGCAAATTACGCACTCGGTAATTTACAGTTTCTTTGTTGTTTTGTGCAACTTGGAAACTATAACTGCCGCCACGTACCAGTTCGATTACAGGATTTTGGCCGGAGATTCCACCAAACGTGTACACACCATCCGCTCGTGTGACTGGGAAATTGGCTTGTACAGGTATTCCTGTGGCAGCCACATCAACTGCGGAGGGACCTGCAGGCAACCAAAAATACTGACTGAAATTTACAAACGGGTCAAAGTCCACAAACGGATCCCAACTATAGTACTCACTTGAGTACAGTTGATCAGGAGTACTGTTGCGTCCGCCTTGATATGCCACAGCATCATTCATGCCAGGATATGTGATTGCATCACGCACTCGATCAGTGTCTGGCTTGAGACTGATCACTCCTGGCTCCAGTTGATAGTCTGTTCGAGACTTGGTGGGCTCAATCACATAACGGTCGTTGGGATTGACACCAGGGCCTACACTGCGGCCAATGAATCCCTGAGTCTTTTTGAACTGTGGTTCTTGAATTAACTGGTCTAGAGTTGCTGCAAGAAATTGCTTGTTGGCATCAGTTTGAAAAATTTCAGGTAAAAAGTCAACACTGCGTACTGTTGCCATTAGATAACTCCACTTCCAGGTGTAGTACGCAAATTGGTACTGGTCAATGCGTCGATCACATCAATGTTGTCAATGGTGGCACCATTGGCAAAAATCTCGCTTGGGGTGCTGCGAATTTCGTATAGGTCGCCAAAACTCTTTTCAGGATTTAAAGGAACCAGCACCACACTACTAATTATGCTGCCTAATTCTCGGTGTAAAAACGCTGCAAGTTCCGAGAAGTAGAATGTGTCTCCAAAGTTCCATTTATCAATAGAAAAATAGTCATTCATAACTGCAATTACAGAACTTCTGAGTTCACTCGAACTGGCTGTTGAATTGCTAGCACGAATCACTTTGATTGTGGCTCGCAGTTCGGGGGCTGCTTTGGCTCCAAACAAGGGTTTGAATATTACTGAGTTTGTGACAATATTGTCACTCAACATCTTGTAGTCTTGCAATCTTTGATAAGCTGTGCTGAGTTCGTCAATGGATGGCACAGCAGGCTGCGGCACAGTGTTAGTGGTGTCACGCAGCCAGTTTTGGTATGCAGTATAATAATCTTGAGTGACCACATACAGATCAATGATGTTGGTTGTGCCAGGATCAATTCTACTGCTGAGAGGACTGTTGTGGCGATATTGATAATACAAGTCCTGTCGACCTGTTCTAGCAATCCATCCCGCCACGGCCACCAATGTTCTTGCACCTGTGGTACTGATGCTGAGTTCGTAGAATTCTGCCGGATCGTAGGCATAAAAAACTTGTCCAGGTGACCATTCATCTTTGACCAGTTCAAGGTCGTCCAGGGTAGCATAGTCGCTGTTGACTCGACCGGACTCAACCAAAAGATAACGCTGCAGATTATCAAAATCCACTGTTTGTTGGAAAAACACTAGTTTTTGTGTGGGATTCACACTAGGAGCAACAATTTCATCAAAGAAATCTGGATCGTCGGGCACGCCATCGTTGTCCGAGTCACGGAACCCCACCAAGACCTGGAAGTCGTCTACGTAGCCATCGCTTTCTACAGGTTGACCAGTAATGGTCATGGGAATATCTCCTGGTAAACTGGCAGTGGTGTCTGGCTGTGTGTTTACTGCCAGCACATTCACAAAGTCTTTGATCACTGTGCTTGTGCGACTGTCGTAGATCTGCTGGTCGTCAAAAAAGAAGAATCGTGTTTGTAATACACTGCCAAAGTTATAGGCCAGGCCTCGAAAACTGATTGTGTAGTTTTGATTTTGCGTTACAAACTGAACCATCCAGCTAGCGTCTGAATTAGTACCAGCAATGGATCCTGCATTAGCCAGACTGAACTCAGCATCTTGATCTAGGTTGGTACTAGTAATCAGGTACCAAGTGTAAGGCGTACCTGTGACAGCACCGTCGTTATCGTAGCCAATACCAAAGTTGCGATACAATAAAATTTGCTCAGCTATTGTCTGTTCAAAACTCAAGGGCAAATCTGTTACAAATAACGGAATAATAGTATCTACAATTGCACCTGTGGGCACAAAGTTGTTGATGGTCACAGGACCAGCACCTGATGAAAGATTGCCTAGTCCACCGTTGTAGCCGTCACCAATGACCTGTTGTGGACTTGCCCAGATACTGGTACGTTCGTTCACACGACCTGGTACTCCAGTTTGCAATCGATTGTTGGCATCAAAATATTGTCCTGTGGGAGCAACAAATTTGATCAGTGCTCCGGTCACAACATATTTAAAAACTGTGCTGGTAGTTGAGCCCACAGCAATTGGCTGACCTGCTGCATTTTTAAAGTAACCAGTGGTTTCATTGGCCAAAGTTGTGCTCTGCTGCCAAGTGGTGCCTAGCGTTGATCCTGTGTTAACTGCTTCACGTGGAAAGTTTGCATAGTAAAATTGTTGCATTGTACTATCAGTCAGTTGAGGCTGCACTTGATTGGTAACTGCATCAGCAATTTCATTGCGATTGACCCAGCTAAAAAGAATTGTGGGCAACACTATCTCTTGCCACAGGCCGCCGTCACTGCCAAATGTGTTGGTAGAACTGTATTTGCCAGTGTTGTCTACTAGGTCCAGGTATCGGCTGGTGCCAATGCTTGCACGATTCAAGGCCTTGCTCTTTAAGATACTGCTGTATTCGGTGTATGGAAACAGGTTGTAATCTTCGCCGTTGACCATACGATTCTGAGTGTAGTACCTTGAGGGTGCACGTTGCTTGATAGCATCAATGCTTTCACGTGCCTGGCTATTGCTAACTGGCTGTGTGATACCACAAGTAAATGTCATAGTCTCCAAGTTACCTTCACGACTGATGTAACTGACAGGTATGGTCACTGCCTGCATTTCCTCAGGGTTAATGATGTATTGAAGACCATTGCTTGCGCGAACATAAGCACGGAATGTGCCCACAGGGATTTCAGAAAACACGCCGTCACCAAACACCATGGTGATCTGATCATTGGTTCTAGAATTTAAAGTATAGATAGGGCGCAGGCTTGTTCCCAGTTGTTCGGCTGCTGCAGAATAAATGTTTTCTGAATACGTCCATTCGCGATTGACGTTGCCCACTGTGTCCAACTGAAACAGCCAGTAGTCTTCGTTGTTGACGCCTTCAATGTTGATGTTCACTGTGCGGTTGCTGATTCGTTCGGACAAATTAAAGTCTTGGTTTTGCAACACGCCTTGCTTGAACATAAAAAAGTAGCCAGTGTTGGCACTTTGAAAACCCAGGCTGTCATTGCGGAACAAGACGTTGAAAGGCTGATTGGCCTGGGGAGCCGGTTCATACAAATAATCTTCGCCCACAGAGGTAGAAGTCACTGCTTCAAACGGCATGGTCACGCCGTCTACAGTGGCAGTGTAAGGCACAACTGGCAAAAATCCTGGCACCAGGTTTATGGCATATTCTTCAGTACGCACTCCCAAAATAGTGTTACGGTTTCCGGGCCGGCCCACACGTTGCGAATCCACCAGACTGGCATTGAGAACCGCAGTAAATTGTTCTTGCCAGTCGGGATTGGTTGGGTCTGCCCAGTTTACTGTGAAGTTGGAAAGATTAATGCCTTGATAGTCAATGACGTTTTCTGTTGTGGTCACAGAGAACACTTTGAGCAGTCCTTGTGCCGCAGTGTTGCGTTTGGCAGTGTAGCTGACCAAGTTGGCTAGACGTACCACTGAGTCACGACGCTCAGCAGTGTCCAAGTAGTTTTCACGTGTGTTGAGGTCTGTACGAAAGGCCAGGGCCTGACCCATGAACGCAATAACGTCCAGCAAAGCAATGTATTCAGAACTTTCAATGTAGTCATTGAAGGTTTCTGGATAATACAATCGCAAGTAATCAACGAAACTTTTTCGCAAAGTTTCAAAATCATAGCTTTGAAAGTCTGCTTCTCGATAGGTTTGATAGATCTGTTTCCAGTCTTCAACGCCGAAAATTGCTGTTTGTCTTGTGGTTGTTGCCATTCTTGTGAGCCTCGTAGTTTATTTATCGAGACTAAAAACGGCTCAGTTATACATAGGTGGCGTTGCGTTGCTCTAGATCAAAGAAGATGGCCAAGCGTTCAGCATCTGTGCTAGGCACCACTTCCAGTTCAATCTGAATCAGAATGCCGTTGCCCGAAGGAAAAGCTTGTGTGCTGTTGATGTATATACGGGGATCTTGTCCGGCCACACGCTGCACTTCTCTTTCAATTTCTCGTTGAGTTGATTCCAGTTGAGGTTCAAACAAAAAATTCCATAGTACCGTGCCATAAGCTGGCCGTCCCGGAAGTTGGCCTTGCCGTATGTTGAACGCATTCAGGAGATCGCGTTTGATTAGTTCAAACCCGGTCAAGGTAAACTTTTTGAACTGGTTTTGTGTGTTGAATCCGATAAATGCTTGTGCCATGCTGATATTTATGCAGTTTGTGTGGTGTTTTCTTCGGGGGGTCTTGGATAACCAATTGCTGCTAGCCCTGGTAGTCCGCGACGTAGTCGTTCGGCATTTATACGATCCCACACAATAGTATCACTGCCAGTGTAAATTAAATCTTCATCTTTGGTTTTAGAATAGAGAGATGCGTCAGGTGTTCCATAATTGGGCAATGGAACTTTGTCATTGCCCACTAGTCTACCAATGGCAGCATTTAATGTAGAGCGATTCACAGTATCAATTGCTGGTATTGGAATTTCAATGGCTTTAAATGCTTCAGGAATTTTAGAATCTGTCAAGGCCACAGCAAAAGCAGCATCTCGAGTGGTTGCATTAAACTGTGCCTGTACTGAGGGCGGTAATGGTAATTTTTTAACAAATGCTTCTGTATCAGCCACTGACTTGGCAGAGTTTAAAGCAAGTCCTGATTGCAATTCAGCAGTGAGGCTACTAACTGGTATACCCCGCTGGCCTAACACACTCAATCCTTGACTCATTAGATCTTGTTGTATTTTTTCTTGAGCTGCTGGGCTCGCCAACAAGTTGTTGACTCCAGTGATGCCGCCTTTGCCAGTCCAAACAGACGGGCTATTGAGAACGCTGGTTAAAGAACTTGTGCTGTATGCAGCAGCAGTTCCCGGTTTGACGTGTCCAGCAAGTTCCAACTGGTTGACATCAAGTCCAAAAGACCCCAGTCCTTTGGCATTGGTCAATGCTGCGGGACTTTGCGACACAAGATTTTTTGCTTGTGCAAGAACTCCGGTAACTTGAGAACTGCTGATCCCGGCAATTGGTGCCAGTGCTGCTGCTTGTTTAGAAAAATCAGCAATGCTGATAGGAGAAGTCACTGGAGTTTTTGCAAGAACTCCTGTAATAGAGCTAACTGCTGTCTGTGCCGCGGATCCTAGAGAGCTCGGTATTGCAGACAATGACCCAATTGGGCCAGTTGCGCCTGGAATTCCTGCACCCAGGGCGCCAATTATTCCAGATTTTGCTTGCCCTAGTTGTGCTAGCGCACTAGGAAGACCTGCTTCAGCTTGTGTAACTGCACTCAGTATTTCACCTGACTTGAATCCCACAAGTGATCCAGTCTTGGCCTGTTGATCAAATATTGCACGAGCTTGTTCAAGTGTCAGCCCTGGCGGACCCTTGACTACAAAAGTTTTTGCTGTTCCGTCTGGGTTTGTTGGGGCAGCCGAAGAGGTAGATGCAGGTGCTGGCGTATCTTCCGGCGGTCGAGGATATCCAAGTGCTGTTAAACTTGGAAGTCCCCTACGCAGTCGTTCAGCATTGACTCTATCCCAGACTGCAGTATCAGTTCCAGTATAGGTTAAATCTTCGTCTTTTGTTTTGGAATAAAGATTACTTTCAAAGTTGGCAGTGCCCGGGCCAACACTGGCTTTTAAACTATCAAGGTTAAATGTAAAACTACCCATGTTATTTGGCCACTATTTCGACATCAGCAGGCACCGGTACTGCACCCGGAGGCGGTGTTGGTTTACCATCCTCAAATACAACTTTTACGTCAACTCCCAAATTATGATACGAATATGGTTCATGCGTAGGAGCGCGACTTACCACACTTTCGAGTGTGCCAGGATCAACTACCCAACCTGTGCTGCTGCTAAATTTGGTATCATTGAGTACGGTTTTTACAATAGGATTGGGTGTTGCAACTTTGCCTGCTGCTATTCCATTTAGGTCAATAGTGCCAGCACTAAACACCAATGTGCTGCCGCCGCCCCAGGCGCCGCTGGCACTGTTCAAGGTTAATGTACCATCAGATTTGACTCCAATGGTGGCTTTGCTGTACATGGTAATATCAGTTTGTGCATCTATGATAATATCAGTCATAGATTCCAATTGCATCGTTTCTTTGCTTTTGATTTTGACATTGCGTCCAGCAAACATATTGATATCTCGGTCTGCATGCAGATTGATATCGCCTTCAGACCGAATATTTACACTGTTGGTACTAAACACATCCATTGTGCCTTCTGCACCAAACTCCAGCCAGGTTTGTCCGTTGGCATGAATAATGTAAAAAAAGTTACCACTGTCGCTCATGGTAATTTGATGTCCTTTGCTGGTTCGCAATCGCATCATGACATTTTGCCCGTCAAGATTTCCATCGTCCATGACCAGGCTGTGACCGCCTACTCTTCCAATGACCCTGGCGTCGCCAGGCTTGATTTCACCAGAGTTTAATTTTGCACGAATATCGTCAGGCTTCATGCCGCCTTGAAAAATTGGAGTACCCGGTGTTGATATTCCAAATGCTGAACTAGGAGTTTCCCGCTGACTACTGGTACTGATAGTTCCACGTTCAATATCGTTTATCAACCCTTGTTGAAATATGCTTTGTGCAAGATAGCTTTGTACTGGTTTAGTAGATTCAAAAAATCTAGGATCATTAAAAATCTTAGTGTTGTTAACATTGATTTCTGACACTGGCAATCGAGTAGCACCAGCAAAATAACTTCTTTGATTCTCGTTATCAAATTCAAATTTGTTGCTGCTGCCTATTGCTGGTACCATGTTGCCTAGACCGTCATCAGGAATTACACCAATATAGTAGCCTTGGCTACGATCACCATTGACAAATATGCATACCACTGTGATGCCCACGTCAGGTGGGGTAAACCACATGCCATAACTGTTGGCGTTGCCAGGATACTTGCCAATTTCATTGTTGATACCTGTGGCAGTGCTGACCGGAGTAGATCCAAAAAATGATGGCATGTAACTAACTGTGGTCCATTTGGATTCGTCGTTCATGGATTCTGGGCCACCGTCGGCAAATGCCTCAATAAACACTCGTAAACGACCAGCTCGTGTGGGATCCACTGAACTCATTACGATGCCAGTAAACGGACCAAATTCCGCAGGTACGCCGCCGCGGTCCTGTTTGTAATTTTTTGGTCTACCTTTACTGCGCTGTGTATTTTCTGACATGTGTGTTCCTTAGGTTTCTCTGTTGACCAGCGGTGGGCTGT